ACTCACTTTTACCCTCTTCTTTGGCTTCTTTAACTAATTTCTTTGCAGTCTCTTCATTAACATTGGCCACCTTCATTAACGCTTTAACTCTAGTTTGAATGCCCATATCAATTGCTTTAGTTTCATTATCTAATAGCTCAGTTTCATCAGTTGGTAAGCCATCTTCCCACACAATCTCAGGCATAACAGGGTCTTTAGTAATTTTTAACCCATCTACTGATAAATCATGTTTTTTAGCCAAAACTTGAGCTATATATAAAATCTCTTTGATTGCTGGGTCATAATAAAGCTTTTTCCTTGAAACCTTTGCAATGGTTCTCAATAATTTAAATTTAAGCGCTCGACCACTCTCAACAGAGCCTTTACCCATACCAAAAACATCCGGTGAAATCTCGGCCACCATCATAAATGATTCGATTAATTTATCAATTTCTTTGAAAGCATTCTCAAGTGAAGCATCCCAAACAATGTATTGAGGAACGCCATCTTCACCGTCACCCATTTCAATAATTCTATTGTCTTTTTTAATTGGCCTACCTTCTTTGTCTAAAATACCAGCTGGGACCATCAAAATAGGGTCAGTGTGTTTATCAAGAACATTATCAACTTTAGTTAATCTATTATTAATAGCAAAGAAAATTGAATCAAGATCATTGTAATCACTGATGCCATTCCACCTCGAGCCAACCTTCCAATTGGGAATATGGACAACTAAGGATTTATCATCAACTAGGGTGTTCAATTCAGGCAACAAATTTGGGACCCCTGCGATAGTAAGTGAAACCTCATTTTTCATAACACCATCTTCAAATAAGAAAACTTTGTTAAAAATCTTACCTGGCTCGTGAATCTCTTTTCTCACATAGCTTTCCTTTTTAATATTAAACAACCAGGCTAAATCCTCTTGCTCTGGCATTGCTCTTATATTAAATGGGTCAATCTTTGGAAAATAGACTCTTGGGCTAATATCTTCAATAATAACGGTGTTTTCCTCAAAGTTTTTGTGTCTTTTACCGGTCCTTAATTTAAATAGGGCATCGCCTAAATAAGAGTTTGATAAAGCCGATTCATAAAGTTGAGTGTGAAGTTTGTTTTTTCTAATCAGTGCCTCACCAAATTTCTGATCACCATCTGGGAATGTTACAGTTATCTTTTCAGAAAATAGATAATCAGCTGATACTCTTGAGAGTAGGCCAGCAAAATTAACAATCACATGCCTTAGTTTTGCATATGTTTGATTATAATTTGGGTCATTAATTCTTAATTTGAAAGCCTCATAGTGATTACCGAAAAAGAGCTTTTCATAATATGAATAATCAGTTAATCTTTCCTGATCTTTTTGTGTAGGTGGAAACGGCTGAGTTGGCACGTCTAAATTGATTTTTGCAGCTTCTTGCTCGGTCATAAATAAAGTATAGCATTTTTAATACAATCCTGAACCCGATATAGATCTCGCCCTCTTTGGCTCTAATTTCCTCATTTGGAGTGCGATCATACCAGAGATAAGGGCATCATCTTGTTTACCATTAGCATGTTCTCTTTTGCCGTTCTCTTTAACTGTGAAGGTTTTCATTTCGCTTAAAGTGATTGCTGAGTTAACTTTTAGTAAGCCATCTTCCCACGCAATAATATAATCATCTATCATCGGATCTCTTGTTTTGGTGTTGGTATTCCAACCCACTTTTTTAGTCTTTTTGAAAGTTCTTTGATCGATCTTAGTTTCAAAGAAATATTTAGGGTACTTCAAACTAACCAAAGACAATATGCAAGTAAGCATGTTATTTTCAATCCCAACGTATGCAGTATTATAAAAATAACCTATATCAGCTGAGTGAGTTGCCAATATATCTGGCCTAAATTGGCCATGAAGTTGAGCCACTTGAACCAAGCTGTCTTTATCCCAGATATCTATACATCCAAAGTCGCCGCCTCCACCTCCGGATGGGTCCACCCCAATAATGTAGGACTTTTTCGGCTCCGGGATGACCCAGAATTTAACCCCTAATCTATATAGTGCTTTAAACTTAGTCTTTTGCTCCTGATTTTCTATTTGTGCTAACCCCTCGGCCAAAGTAAATGGTTTAGTAGCTTTTGCATTGCTAACATCAAATACATTACCTGCCCCACTCTGAAAGGCCTCTTGCCTGTTACCTGGATACTCTTGCTTGAAAAGCTGTAAACCATTGAGGGTGACACCATCAGCGCCCTTGTTTTGTCTAAGCTCTCTAATCTTCCAACGCCTCCACAATAATTGGCCATCAGTGAGTTTATACATTTTTTTAATCTCAACCTCATCACCAAAAATCAACTGATCTTCTGGCAATATTTCTGGCATGGTCCCAGGTAGAGAATAATCAGGATTTTCCCACCAAGCATAAAAATGAGTTTTATAATCATACTCAGTTAGTTGACCCTTATCCTCAATCTCTTGAGAGGCATCATAATCATCATGGAAATCATTGAAACCATTCGCTGTTGTCTCTTCTGTAATAGAACCATTTTTAGGGACTGCTTGCTTGGCACCTGCCTTGATTTTTGCCGGGTCCTTTAACCATGCAGCCTCAGTGATATGAAGCTTTTGCACTGTACCGGATCTAACATCAGTGGCAACATAAATAGAGCTATCCAGGGGGTCCCCATCAAAGCGATGAGAAAATGAATAGTCATATTTGGTATTTGTTTTAGTCTTTGGAAGTAATTCAGGGGGTAGGCCTTCGTAGGCACGTTTAACAATGCTGAAAATCTTTTCGTTATATTTTTGTTCATGGGCCAAGATAGCGCATGACATACCAGGCACCCAAAGTGCCTCATCTAAATAATCAATACAATAAAGAGTCGTGAAACCAAACTGCCTAGATTTAAGAACTCGATTATACCGGTGGCTGCCCCGTTCCACTAGATGCCTCAACTGCATTATGTTCGGTTTGAACGTCACCAGCTGGCCTTGTTTGTTCTTGATCTTGTACAGGTGGGTTAGCCGCCAATATTTGTTTTTTAGCTTGTTCTGCCACATCTTCATAGTCACTTGATTCCATTCTTTCAATTACTTTACCCAAATCATCATCATCGGCCTCAGCTGACTCAGTCCTATTAACAAAAAACGGTTGAGCTGCTCTATGAGTTGATGCCATGTGTTTCCAAACCTGCATCTCTTCTTTTGTCATTGCCCCAAAACCATCAGTCTCAACTAGTCGAGTATGAATCTTTGTAATTGTCTTAACACCAATCTTATTAATTAGTTCTCCAACGTAACCTTGATAGGTGGTGATTCTTTCCCAAAACCAATCTTTCTTTTTATATTTTCGGTAAATAACGTTTTTATGTTTAGCTAAACCAGCCTTATCCATTGCATAATAAAGAGTCGAGCCTTCTTTTAAAAAACTTCTCATGTCATCCAGCCAATTTTTATACTGCTCATCTGAATATTCATCTCTACCGGTCCCTGCTTTATTTGGTTGTGTTTTTAGTGGTTCGCTCATTCCGGTCTTTCCATAAATTGCCATCTATTGATATTCTCTTTCATTAACTGAAACTTTCTCTTATCAAGTTCAAATGTTTTAACAGTGCCTTTTTTGTTTGTTTCAATTGGAAAAGTTATAAAATTTTCATCAATGGCTCCAAGCATTGTTCTATCTGATACTGAGAGAATCGATTTTTTTTCAAGTCTTTCCATGAAGAATGGTCCCATCATTTGTTTAAACAAATCCCAATCTCCAGCCCATGATTGAGCTGATAAGAAGATATCTTTTAATAATTGTTCTGATTCTGTCATACTTCTCCCGCTACTTTGCTTTTACAAAATGGACACATTACCGGCTTGCCGGGTACTAACTCAGGGACTTGCTCATCACATGGTGACAACATATCCGCTGTGATTGCCCTATCTGGGTTAATTGGTCTCGGGCCAGTGTATTCATACAAATTAGATTTACAAAATGGACATCCTAGAACGTGATAATTGTTTTCTATATTTGTTTTTAGGCTCATTAGTCTAGTACCTCCATAGATGCTAATTTTGTATGATATTTTCCAACATTCTTAAAGCCAACATTGTTACCTAAAATATCAGCAGCCTTTTTTAACACTGAATCCGGATCGACTTCAAAAAATGAGAAGTGGAAAGCTAAACCAAGTGTACTGGCATGATATGTGTTAAATGTATACTTAGTCCTTCTTAAAGTTTTCTTTACTACAACTGGCTCAGGTGGTTTGACAACTACCCCAGGCTTTGGAATGTTATCACCACTTACCTTGGGAACTTCTACCCCCACTGGTTGTGGCTTAGTTGGAGTTTTGTCAGGCTCAGGAACTTTAATTAACTCTACTGCTTTAACGTCAGTTTTTGGGTCTTTGTTGTTTTTTTTCATTGTTGATTTCTCCTAGCTTCTTTTCTTTTTAATCGGCAAGGTTTACATCTCCTTGGCTCATTATATTGTCTATCTTGATAATATTTTTGCTCACCGGCTTCAAATAGAAACATTGAATGGCATTTAGCCTCATTACATTGTAACTGTCTATCCTCAAATTTGTTCTCTTCCATTTGGCTCCTTTACTACATTCTTTGTAAATTGATAGACATCTATTATCTCGACAACGCTGAGTAATTGAATAGTTTTTCTTTTGGCCAATTTACCGGCTTTTATCAAAGCATCTCTTTCGTCTTTGGCAAAGATGTCTATAGATATCTTGTCGGCATACTCTTCCTTAATCCTACCATTGTAGGCAATGAAGCTAAATTTTAGTGCTGTTTGAAATTTTGTTGACATATATTTAAATTAAACCTATAAACCATTCTACCAATGATTTTATTCCTAGTAATGTGAAGATTCCTAAAGAGATTTGGCTCAATCGAACTGCTCTTTCAGAATCATTAACGGCTTGGAAAGATCTGTTGTTTGAAACTCTTTGATTTCTTTCGTTAAGATCTATGTTTTCTGAAAAGCGTTTTATTGTCTCATCAATTTTGGTCTGTTTTTTAACTAGGCTATTCAGAGAATCATGATACTCTATTAAATGACCTGAGGTTCTTTTTTTAAATTCTTTAAACTCTAAATTTGAAACTTTAGTGTTTGTTGGTTTATCATATTTAACTTCAACAGGCCCAACTTTCTCAACATTTTTTCTATTAATAAAGCCTTGGTAAGTATCAAAGTGGCCGACTGTTCTGACTGTCTCGGGTGACCAGCCTGTTATTTTTGCTACTCTACTATTTTTAGAGCCTGTTTTCTTTTTATCTCTCTTTAATAGCGCTCTAATCTCTTTATATCCTTGTTCTGATAGTGGTTTTCTGTTCATGGTTTCTTTCATTATTTTATAACGTTCTTAATCATCTTACAATCATCTTACTGATATTTGCAATAGGTTCTTTTTGATCACTGGAATTATCTCTTCTCCATAAACCAACACACTAATTTTGCAGTTGCTACAGTAATAACCCCAGTGCTTTCTATTTTTATAAATCTTTTTTAAGTTCCTACCGTTGCAAATAGCGCATCTATTTATTTGCATCTTTTATTTTCTATTAAATTACTAAACATTGAAACCAAGTTAATGGTTTCCCAAACAATTCCATTCCTATCGCATTGCAATATTCGTTTCTAAATTCTACCCAGGCCCCAGTCATAACAATCAAACCGATCAGCATAACGCCTGAGAATATACTTACAAAAACAATGTCTAAGTCATATTCTTTATCCATGATTAAATCTCCTGCATAGCCTGAATGCCCTTGTCAATCTCATCCAGTTCAGCATCTTCGCTCATAGCTTCATTTAATCCCGGCTCATCATTTGGCATACTATCAACGAAAGAATCAAAATCATCAGCTGGCTCTGGGTCAGGCAACTCACTTAAATTTTTAATCATTCTGTTTGCTTGTACAGATGTTATATCTCCCAAACTATCAACTCTGAAATTTCCTTTAACAAATGCCTTAGCTCTCTTCTGATCAACTTCTTTTTCTTTCAACAGTTCGACAATCTCTTTAGCTTGGACTCTTGTGATCATTTTTTTGACTGGTTTTTTAGCCAAAACTTTCCCAGTGTTGCCATCCATGATAGTTCTCTCAGGCATCTCATCTTGTGTATAAACTCCATTCAAATCTTGTGGGAAGGCTTTGCGCAACGCATGAGCTTCGGCCACTTTAGCAAGCATTGTTTCTGGCTTAGATGCCCATTGATTATTTCCGGTGTTATATTCTGAAAATTTAATTTTTGCTGAAAATCCAAACTTTTGACTCTCAATTAATTTATATACAGTGATTGAGCAATGAGTAAGTTTTCCACCTTTGTCATAATCGAACTTTGGCAAATCTACTCCGGCAAAGAAACCAGTCCTATGAGCAATGATTCTGTAACTATCTATTGAAGTAATATAAGAAACATTGGAACCAAATTTGACAAAATAAAGTTGTCTCAATAAAGGGTCTAGTCTCATTCTGCGAGACATCATAATAAAAAGGTCAAATTCTTCATTTGTTGCGTTTGGGGCTATTTGATTCTTTATTAACTCAAGGTGTTTCGGAGTGAAAATAATCTGGTTATCGACTATCTCAGCTGGCTTGATAACATCGATCTCTTTGGAAGGTTCTGGGATTACTTGTACACTTTCTTTGGTTTTTTGTGTTGCTTCCTCGTTACTGGTTGCACCACTTTTGGTTGTTTTTGGCATTATGCCTTTCCTCGCTAGTTGCCTAGCTGGTAACTTTTAACTGCCCTTTTTATCTTGGGCCAAGATCTCTCTAACTCTCTTAATACATGCGTAAACGTGTTCTCTACTGTAAGGCTTACCGGTTCTCTTATTGCGGAATTTTTTCGCAATATCTCTAGGATCCATGTTTTGCTCAGTATAGAGCCTGTACATCTTAACCCAAATCTTTTTTGCTAGTTTTGTTCTTTGAGCATAATGCTCTATCGGTATGGCCATTTTACTATTGTAAGCCCATTGTAAGATGATTGTCAACGAGCAGTTTATATACCAATTTCTTTCTTTCTGATCGCAATCTTAATCCAAAGTTTCTTTATTTTTCTTTGAAACTGATAGCTTTCCTAGCTTCGTACGCTTAATCTTTTATGATCTTCTTTTGAGTGGTCTCTTTTACAGATGGTGCAGGTCATAGTGTTTTCCTTGTTAATTGGTTTAGAGAGTTAAAGAAGTGCTGTTTTAATCTCATTACTTGTAAATATTCCTGAAAAGTCATCTACTTTGGCACAAACATCTTTATAGTCTCTTACATCTTGATTAAAATGTAGTATGTTCTTTGGGTCAAAACCTAGTTGTGGCTTCTCATAGTCCCCATTTTTAAGCATTTGTCTGGCTATTGCTGATAAGTCCCTTAAGTCTTGTAATCTTCCGCTTTTAAGGTGTCCTAAGCACGTTTGGTATATTTTATATGCCTCTGATTTTCTAGTGTCTCTTAAGTATTGTTCATACTCCTCAATGACTCTTTCTCTTTCATCGCTATCTAGTTCTGTTAAGTAAATATAATCTTTTACAGCTTGTAGTCTCTCTAAGAATATCTTTCTATCTTTCCACCATCTTGGTTCACCCTTCTTTGAGGTTGTTCTAAATTTCATTTTAAATCCTTTCTTACCCACGATTGGAGGGTTGCTTGATAATCTTTATATTTCTTTCCTGTTGATTTGCAATAAATTAGTAAGTCATCTCTTTTCTTAACAACCTTTGAAAACTCAATCTCATAATGTTCTGATAATGTTTGACAATATTCATTGGTTAAAGAATCAATGCCATTTTTACCTTCTTTGTATTCTGTATTATGACTTATGATTTCTGTATTATGACTTATGGGGGGTATCTTAGTACCCCTATCTATACCCCTATCTATACCCCTATCTAAAGGATTGTTAAACCAAGTTAATACATCAGGAGACATTTTTTCAGTAATTTTTGTCTTAGAAACCTCATTTTTTCCACCACGATAGCTTTCATACTTACAAGAATTTAAAAGAAAAACCCAGTCTTTGAAACAACTTATTTTGTTATTTTCTTTTAAGACTTTTAATGATTGGGAGACTTGTTTTTTAGTTAGTCCGAGGTCAAAAACTATCTCCTCAACTGTTAATTCATAGCAAAAGACGATGTTTACCTTGTCGTTGGTTAAGAGGTAGTTATATACAAGTTTATCACTTGGTTTAAGCCTTCTAA